ACATAAACAATTCTTTGACATCATCAGGTATATCTGTTCTTTGCATTGCACGTTGTGATGGACTGCCCAACGGATTACTAACTACAGGATCATAGTCACCACCTTTAGCTGGTGTGTATCCATCATCTAAAGATAACGCACCCACATTATCTGTTGGTGTCATGTGGTCAATCTTTTCACCCTTGAATAGCTTGTTTACTTTAGCGGCACCGCTTTGAAAAAATGGCTTTGCATATGGAGCACCTTTCATGATGCCACCAAAAGCAGCTGAAAACACAGTAGCAGCTGCTACATTGGCATAGCTTTCACCCGGCTCATCAGCCACAGCAAATGGTGCGCGGCGCAACTCAGATGCAATGCCATAGCCAGCACCTACGCCACCAGCCCTAGTTACAGCTTGTGTAAAAGTTTTACCAAGTTTGATGTAATTCAAGCCGGGAATGAACACAGTCAGGGTAAGTGGATCTGTGATACCGCCAGCCAGCTGTGCAGTTAAAGGGGCATCAGCAGCCTTCCTACGGCGTTCTATAGCTGTCCTAGCACGGCCCTCTAAGTATGCTAAATGCTGTGGATTCTTTGCACGTACAAGATCATCATAATAAGGAAGAAGATCCTCTGATATGTTCGACACAACATCAAAGGTAGAATCTACAGGTGTGTTACCAAATAAACGCTCTTCTTCTACACGTTCAATAAGAGGCATGTTGTTATAAGCAACATTAGCTTTCCAGCCCTCATACCAAGAGACAGGGGTTTCATCTGATATTTCATTAGGTATAGCAATAAAAAAGTCTCTACGGCCTAAATCTGTCATGGTGATTCTGTGAGATATGCACCGCTATCCCACTGCTCCTGTAGTTTACGTGTACGTGCAGCAGCCTCATTAGCTTCTTGAGTAAGCCTTGCAGTCTCAGATTGATTATGCTCAATAATCTTTTGGCTTACGTATTGGTTGCCAACTGACATAGGCTTGCCATTAACACGCAACAGCATCCTATCTTTATCAACAAGAAAATACACAGGCATAGCTGTGCCTTCCCTTGTATCAGGCACAAGAAACACATCCTCACCAAGTGTAGGACGTTTGCCATTGGGCAAAGCAGGAAGTAAATCTAACCGTTTACCAACACCATCTTCAAATATCTGCATCCTAGCAGTATCTGGATAAGCTGCTTCTGGTGCATACTGTGATCTGCCAATGTCAGGATGCAGGTAATTACTATCTTTAAAAATAGAATCAGAGGCTGTTTTTAGTATCTTCTTAACCTGCTTCTTATCCATAGTAAGAAGCAAATCATCTACATAAGATGCATAAAAATTTACTTCATCAGCAGATGCGTCATCATTAATGTCTGAAATAAACTGCCTTACAGCAACATCAGCTGATTTATCAGATCCTAATGCACTTTTGATAAGCGCATTTCTTGTATTCTTATCAGGATACTTTGCAAGAGTTTCTCTGTACTGACTTAAAAACTCAGGCACTGCATCATTGCCAACTGTATCTCGAACATTCAAAAGTGTTTCATAAAGAACCTGCGTATCTTTATCTAACCCTCTTGGCATAAATTCTGTGTAAACCTTTTGTCCACCACCGCCTCTAACAAAGCGTGTAGCCTGTTCGTAAATATTCAAAGCACCAACAATTTGTGATGCTGGCATAGAAGAAACAGTTTCCAAATAATCAATAGCAACCTTTGGCAAAGGGCCAGCTTGCTCAAACATTACAGCACGAAATGGCAATGTTTGCTTTTCCCAAGCACGAAACTCAATATCATTTGTAGGCGGTGTTAAAGCACGTGCAGCTGTATTACCAAAATCAGTACCGCTTGTAATGCCATAAACATTAGACATAATATTATTGCTATCTGATTGTGACACAGAAGCATTGTCACTCAAATTACGCATAGCAACTTGTGTTGCTCGCTCCGCTTTTTCTCCATTAAAAATTTCAGCAAGCGTTCCTTGCGTTCTTGTTAATCCAGATGCAAGTTTATTCCGAACAGTAATCTCATCAAAGCCAGCATCTTTAAGCGTAGCTTCTGTAAAACCAGCTCTAGCCAAAATAGATCTAGTTTTTGAATCTATTTTTTCTAAGCTGCCTTCACCTACAGCAACAGCCAATGCGTTATATATTTTAGAAAGATATGGTGTTTTTCTGTTTAGATCATCACCTTCAAACTGGTCTGCCACACGATTTGTAATAGCTGTAAGCAAACCGTTTGCATAAATATATTTAGCTTCAGATATAGCTGTGCGTTCAAAAGTAACGCCAACTTGAGGATACTCAGCTGCTATATCTGCTGCGGCTTGAATTTGATTTTGCAAAAGTTGTTTAGCAGCACCAGCACCGCCTTGCTGTCTTGCAATAGATTCTAGATTAGAGTTTTGGGATTCAAAAACAGCAAGTGCATTTGATGCTGCAATCTTATTGTCTTGCTTTACGCGATCATTAAATAATTTTAGAGCGTATTGTTTGCTTGTTATAGCACCAATGTTTTCAACAAGAGGAGATAGATCGCCTGATGTATTTACATTTTGTTTTAAATATTCATCAAAAGATTCTTCAAATCCATCAGGATCCCTTACATGCTGAGAAGCAAGTTTTTGTGCGACGCTATCAACTTCAAGTGATACAGCTTCAAGGAACCGTTTTTTAGCAATAGGTTCATAATACTTTTGAGCAACAGGAGATAGATCCCTTGGCAACTCTGGAAATACCATTTTGCCAGTAGAATCTTTTGCACTTATTGCGGCAAGTGTTGCAGCCTCTTTCCCCTTTTGCTTTTCGTTTTCATAGCCAATTTGATAGGCAGTATCGCGCAGCTGCTTGCCCATAGAGGCAATCTGCTGTCCAACACGCACAGCACCATCGCCCATAGGCACAATACCTATTGGGCCAAGGCGTGTTTCTGTAGGTGTGAATACTTTAATTTCTGCCATAATAAATAAACCTACTAAGTTTTATAGATCATATAACCTTTATAACCAGCATCAGCTACAGCTGAAAACTGTTGCAGTGTTGCAAGCTCTCTTGCTTGCTGACCTTCAAATTGTGCAAATCTTGCTCTTGTTTCTTGTCTTGTGCGAGAAAACAGACTTTCTAATCTTACTTGTTTCAACTCTGTTACAGTCTGTCTTTGTGCTTTTTTCTGTATGGCCTTTAAAGATCTGTCAGATCCACGTCTGTTATAGCCAGCTATGGCTGATGAGTTACGCAAAAACTCAGAGTATCTTTGAGAACGTAATGTTGAATCACGCTCTGCTTGCAACTGAATAAACCGTTTGTTTTCCCTAGCTTGTCTTGCAATCTCATCTTGCTTTATTTGTTCAGCCCTTGCAGCCTGATCGTAACCAGTTACCTGCATTGCTGTGCCGATTGCTAAAGCTGCTACTGCCAACTGCCACATTAGAATGTCACCTCTACTATCATACCGTTCAATTGCATGTTAAGTGGTGCTATCTGAGATATAGTTACAGATGGATCTCTGCTATATCCCAGTGAACCACGAAACTCTTTCTTACCTGTAAATGGTTCTCTTGATGCTGCCGGATCAAAAGTAACATCACGAATAATCATATTCGTATCATTCACAGATATGCTTAATGTTTCCTGCAAATCTAATATAACATTAGTTATTTTGCGAGGACGACCTGTCAAAACACCACCCGGAGCTTGTAATGAATCAATAGGATTCGTTTTTAACTCTGGTAAAAACTTATAACCTATTTGTGTTTTAACAGATAATTTAACAGCACTAACATCTACATTGCCACCAGCAACAGTAAATGCCCCAAGATACTCAGTATCATCAATAACATCTACTACAGCACCATTAGCAAAATGGCTAGATACATCAAAGACACCAGCTGCGCCATCAAATGTATCTGAGAAGTCCATGTTTAAATCTTTGTCAAACTGCTCAAGAAAAAACTTGTTTGTACCAGAACCATCATCTCTAACAGTTACACCAAACAAACTTTCATCAACAGCGCATACAGAATGATATGCACCCTCTGTTGCCCAACGCATCCAGCCAGCACGTTTTTCGGAACGTATACTGTAGAACACAGCTATCTCACCTGTATCCATAAGAAAGAAAGCATATGCACCCGGCCTATCAAGCGAACCCTTAACATTAGTTAGCTGAATGGGGCTGGATATTAAATGAGATGAAAGTATCGAAATCATATTAGTTGTATAAGCAGCTTCGCTATCATTGAATATGTATTCACGAACAGCTGTGCCTGTAGCTTGCACAAACAATGTACCACCATCTAAAGATGTGGGTCTTACAAAACTACAACCAAATGGCGTTTGTTCAGAAACCTTAGCTATAGATGCTGTAATCGGCTGATCCTGAAACGCTGGCAAGAAGAACTCGCCTTGATTACAAAACACCTGTAAATCACGATTAGATACAAGATGTCTGATAAAGTTAGTTACACCAACAGCAACTTCAATATCGATAGCGTCTGGTGTATCACCTTCGCCAACATCAAAATTAAAATACTCACCAGTAGCAGATGCCCATATACCACTTGGTTGAGAAGGTGTGCCGCCAAACCAAAGCCTATTTTCATGAAATGTTACGGCAGCTGGAAAGCCCCTTAATGCACTATATGATTGTTCGTACCAATCAGTAGTAGCTGCCACACTACTTATAGTGGGATTGCCGCCACCTGTTGCAGTAGATGACGCAGAGCCACCAGCTGTATAATCAAACTCATTACGATTTAATACAGTCGCAATAGTTCTTGTGCCATTTATATTACCATTATTAATTCCACCTAATGCACCAGCATTAGAAATTACAATGCTATCACCAGCAGACAACCCATGATCCGGCATAACAACATGTACTTTATTTGATCCTTCTGTAGTGTTTAGAGAATCAAAATCAAGCTGCTGCTGTATTGTTCCTTGTATATTTCCTGTGACATTTTGTGAATCAGTAAATCCTGTAATGTCAACTTGTGTATCATGTATTAACAAACTTGTGCCAACATGTGATGCGTTAAAATATGCAGCACTTGTTGTAAAAGTCCGACTATTTCCAGATGTATGTGATGGAGTAATTGTTACACCAGAACCTTGAAAGTTATAATACGGCTGTAATTTTTTATTACCATCAGCTGCTATATCAAACTCAAATGTTCTAACTTCAAATGAAGTAAGACCTGTGCGAACTAACTCACGGATCATAAAATCATTATGAGCAATAAACATAAAATCGCCAGATTGTGCGTAAGTAAACTCTTGTAAATTACTATCTGTAAATGGCAAAGCAGCTGAATCAACATCAGCTGTTAATGTTGCCGACAACGAATTAAATGACCCATCTGCATTAACTCGAAATATCTCAATCTTACCAGAGCTAAAAGCACATACATACTTTTCATCACTAGAAAAGATAAACGGCTCAAGCCTTATTTTTTGTGTAACAACAGAAAAATCAGTTACAGCAAGGCGCGTTGAATCAGATGTGGTTACAGTAAGGTTTTTTATACTTGTACCATCTCTTGTCACAGTAACAACATTGGCAGCCGGGTTAGTTGATGTAAGTCCAGATATAGCATTAAGAGCAGTAAATATATTGTCAGCTGTTGTATTGTTATCTGTAAAAGCTCTTACAAAATATTTGTTTCCAATATTAGAACTTGGCGCATCTGCACTAGAAGTCTCAAACTCAAGAACAGCTTTAGTGCCACCATCTAAAATAAATGATAGCTGCGTACCAACAGCAATGTTGGCATAGTCAGTTACGGTAATTGTTGCGCTTGGCTGTGAATAGCTTTGTGAAAAATTGTGAAGTCTTTTGGTTCCGGGGCGATTAATTATGCCACCTTCTGCACGAATAAACACATTTTTCACAGATTGCCCAGACTGATTGTAGATTGCTGAATCTACCCTCGAAGTCAAAGAAGGGCTTATTTCACCAAAAACAAAGTTGTTTAGCGGTATTCTAGTCCTCGCCATTAACTTCGCCTTTCAGTAATAAACCTCGAAGTAACCAGTTTACGTGTTGTTTGCTGCTGACTATCTAATGTTTTTGCTTGCTGAAGAAGCTGCCCACCCTTTGATTCAAGAATGGTTGATAGTTGCTCATCTCTTGCAATAGCAAGTGCAAATGAGCTTGCTAATGCAAACTGTAAAGCAGTTGTAAAGTAGGATGGGAAGTCTTGCTCTAAAGCGCGAAAACCATAATCAGCTATCAAAATATCATTGGTTGATGAATTGCTGAATACCTTATCGCCATAAACATTATATTCAATAATAGCATCGCTAACAGTAATAGCATGAAGCATAAGCATATCAGCAGGAAGTTGATGTGCGCGATCATATCTACCTGATGGAGCGTTAGTTAAAAGATTAAGCTGTGCTTGATTTGTAGCAAAACGCCATCTACTAGAACAAAGAGTTGTTCTTACAATATCTTCATAAACAGCATTAGCAACAATAGCCTCAGTGCTTGAAGCTGTAAAAGACGTTATAGGTTCAGCACCGATAAGTATCAATGCCCTTGATGCAATATCAATATCTGAATTAGCTACACTTGGCATTGCGTAATGGGGGGCCGCAGCCCCCCACTCCTATTAGTCGGTATCAGTTACAGTAATTGCTGTGCCATCTGAAATATCAACTACTGAACCAGTATTTGATAAGACAAGAGCTACACTCAATGTAGGCGCATCGCTATCTAAAACAAAGATAGCATCACCAACATTAAGCATATTAGCAGCATTATTAAAATAACCAGATACACGTACAGCAGTCATGGCATCTGTTGAATCATAGAACCAAAGGCTATGACCACCACCACCTGACATACGAGTAAGACCTGATGCAGAAAAAGCCATTCTCTTACTCCTTCTTAATTGTTATCAAGGACTTCATAGACACCGTTGTCATCAATAACAACAGCACCCATGGACATCATTGATGTTGCGAGGTGAGCAGCCTTCTCAGGCACATAGTTGATCTCTGTCTGAACATCAGAGTTGATGCCAAGACCAACAGCAGTTGAGTGATAAGCCATGTTCTTACCAGCTGTAATTGCTGATGTTGAGAAGATCTTAAAGCCTAAGAACTCTTTCATTGTCATGCCGCCAGCGAATGGCAGGTTCTGTTCGCCCACATAATCTGATGAGGCAAACTCATCAATGAGGAACAAATCTGCATATCCTTTTGGATGCATGGCAAGATAACGCTGACCATCTTCTGGAATGTTTGCAGTACCAAAGGTTTCAAACAATGAAAGAAGATCGGCTTTTTCAAGAGCAGAACCTGTGTCGTGGATCTGAGTTGAGTTTGCACCTGAATCCATTGCTGTATACAGGATCTCATCAGTCTTACGACCCAGAGCAGCAGCAGCTGATTGAGCCACAGCTTGACGCTCATCGATATTGGTTTTCAACTCATCCAGCTTATCAATATATTCTGGCGCATAGAAATCTTCCATAGTCGCCTCGACATTGGTATGCACGAGTTCCATTGGGGTTACGTTACCGTTACGAGATTTTGTGTTAGCTGATCCAGTACCAATCTTCTGGAAGCGAACAACATTGCCACGAACATTACCAGCGGTGCGAACAGTATTGCGGAGTTTAGAACCCATGCGCTGATATGCAAGGTGAACATCAATCTCGAACTGCTTGATAAAGGCTTGATCGATTGTATTAGCCATTACTCAGTCCTTTGTTAAAGTTTCACTACACCAACGGTTGTCCGTTTTATTCCTCATCCAGTTATCTCATATCGAGGCTGTCAGATTAAACAGGCCGTAATATTAACTCCATGCCACATCTAAACGACTATTGCAACGCACAAAACGTACACATTGATAACCATTTATAATTGTGAGCTTCTTTGCAAAAGAAAACCCAAGCCAAGTAAGCCATTTAATTGTCCTTTCATGGTCTACTGGCACAAGATTTTCTAGTATGTCATAGTCTAAAAGTAAGGAATCCATAATGTATTTTGTGGCTTTGCAAAAAGCTATAGGCTTTTCTTCGCATAAATGACTGCCTAATAACCATATGCAGCCACATAACAAATCTTCACGATCTGTCATATCTGACGTGCCAAACATAGCGCATGGCTCATCATCAATTAATATTGTCCATGTTTTGCCGTACTTATCACGCAGAGGTTCATGCAATGCTTTCCATGTAGAAACACCAGCAATCAAACACTCTCTTGCATCAGATGGCCTCAGTCGGTGTTGCAGATAGCCAGCATGCTCTACAGTAGCATCGACTATCTGCACACCTTCAACTGGACACTCAGCGATAAAGCTGTGAGAAACCTTCATCGACTTCTTTAACAAACGCAATATCTCTCTTTACAGGATTCCAGTAACGTGGGTCTTGCATCTTTGTACGCAAGTCATCTTCAGTAGTTCTAGCAGAAACTCCAGCATCGCCAGACACAGATGCATCTTTAACATTCTGCATTAGAAACTCCATCATCTCTATGCCTTTAGCAGATGTGCCAATGCCTAAGATAACATCTTCATATTCTGCTGGAAAAAACTTTTGGCTCCAAAGACTTACAGCTTCAATTCTAGCGTCTGCATTATCACCAAGGGCTTTTGTTTCAGCTTCAAGATCCGGCTGCATTGCTTCTAATGCATCATTAAACTGTTGAATACCATCCTCAAATTCTTCCTGACTGTAGCCATTTTCATATGCGTGGTTTGTCCACCATTGAAATAGAGAATTATCAACAGCCATTTCTTCATCTACAATTTCAGGCATGGCGTAATCACCAGCTGTAGCAGGGCGGCTTGAGTACGCCTCCTGTTCCATCTGGCTGATTATTTCATTACGAAGGTCATCTTCACGCTTGCCTTTCCAAGATTCAAGCTCACCATAGGACTTTGCCATAGCCTCTGGTGATTCAAACTTCTCAGGCAACCATTCGGGTCGTGTGGATACAGGTGCTTCTGTAGCCTCTGCTACCTCCACATTGTCTGCTTCATCCATTTTTATCTACCTTTTCTGCATGTTTAATACGTCTTTCAATAAGACCTACGATATACCGCTGCCCTTCAAGATGCCGTAGTTCGGCATCACTTGCAGCTGGCCCAGTTACTGCTTCTATTGTTATAGAACGCAGATATTTTAAAACCTGCTCTCCACTAGGGCTTCTAAACAAAGACCTAATATTAAGAGAGATTTCATTATCTTCAGATATTTTCCGTGGGAAATTATCTATACCAATTCTATTGTTGGACATTCTCACTAGCCATCATCTGTTGCTGTTGTTGCTGCGCTTGCATTTGTTGCGCTGCTTGTATGAGTGCCTCACGATCCACTTTATCTCTTACCAGCGTATCAGGAACACCAAACTTTTTAGCTAAATGAACAGCTACATCTTCAGAGCTTACTAGGAGATTCAATACTTCAGGGCCAAACGTACCACCAACCAACTGCAAATATCTTGAGATTGCAGATATATCCTGATTCGCTTGCGCCTGTGCTAATGGAGATGTAGATCGAACTTTGATCTCTCTGCCATTAATAGTAGGCAACTCAATACGTCCCTGTTTTTTGAGGATATATACAACGCGTTGAAGTATTGGTTGCACCATTTCTGCTTGCAGACGACCAAAGGCAGATCCAATACGTCTCGACAAATCTGCCATGCGTTCTGCAACTTCTGTAGCTGACGCTGGTGTTTTGTTAGGATCACCAAGCATATCATTATACAAAGCGCGTTTGATATTATTACGCATATCACCAAGCACAAGATTGGCTACATCAAAGTTTCCAGCATTGCGTATTGGTTGCAAACCCTGAGAACCCATAGCTTTTGGGATAATTGTGCCGGGGACAAGATTGATTGTATCTGTATTGATAATACCATCATCATCCATCTGATAGATGCCTGAGATAGCCATCTGTGCATTTTCTAACACAAGCTCAATAGTAAGGTTTGTTGTCTTAATAGCAGACAACGCATTGATTAGAGGGCCACGTCCATAAATCTCACCACTAGCTTTTGACCAGCGGAAACATACAAATGGATTAGAGCCTGTGCCTGAGAACTGATCCTGCTGGATAATTTCTTTATCAGGAATATTAATAACAAAGAAATCAAACAAATCTTGATTAGGCTTTGAATAGTTACGGCATACAATCTCAACAATATCAACCTTAGCATCAGGGTTTGTTGTTATCGATCTTTGCGTTTTTTCTCCAATATTTCCCTTTGGATAAGCGATAGGGATCTCTTCATACTTAAGAGAACGTTGGCGATATACATGGTCAATCTTATCATCCGGGCCTGTATCAAGATATACACTCGGTAATGGAATAGCATTGAAGCGTACTGGATTAACTGCATCACCTTCTTCAACAAGCAAGATGCCTGTACCGACAGCCAAGTCCATAAATGATTCATGCACTTCTTGCCCAAAATTAGAGTTTTGGATAATCTCGAAAACATAATCCGTCACCTGATCTAAGCTGTTGTTAATTTCATCCTGACTTTGGTTTGGCACTTCACTGCCAGCAAGCAAGTCAGCCCAACGTGCAAAGTTAGGAACAAGACCAGATTGAAGGCGTGACGCAAACTCTTGCACACCAACAACAGCTGTTTCATCAAAGATCTTGTCATCTCTACGCTGCCCCGGAGATTCATAAAAGAAGCTCTGACGCATTGGCATTGCGTATTCATAACATTCTTCAAATAAAGATTCAAAAAGCACTCTGTTAGTTTTTGCTTTCTGAAATTTTTCTAACATTCTGAGTGCTGATTTTTCCATTAGACTGTCTCATCAAGGTAGCCAACGCCACCAGCTTGACTTGTTATTAAAGATCTTTGACCTGCGCCGCCTCTTTTTCTGCGTCTAATCTGATCTTGCAATCTTTTTTGACGCTCTTCTTTCTGCTTTGATTCCTCTTCAGCCATCATTTCTTTTTGAAGAATATCTTTTTCTTCTTCTTCATCTTTAGCTGCTTGTGGCTTTGGCGGTGGCTTTGGCTTGCTAACACCTGTTAACGCTCTAGTAATCTTAACGATAGGCTTCATTATTGATGAAGTACACATATCTTGCTCCTTACATTCTTGCCCAAAGACCTTGACGCTTTTGTTTTGGCTTCCTGCTAAATACGTCAAACTCCATCTTTGCTTGAAAAGGTTTAGAAATATTTGACATGTTTGACAAGATATTTCTACCTTCGCCAGCACCCATCATTAAATACTGCAATGCATCATGTATATGTGAAAAGTGGTTCTTTTCAGGCTTGTCATCAAACCTTTCACCAGATACCTGCATACGTTTATACTGATACCCACCCTCAAAACCTTTGATGAGTGTACGGCATCTTGGATCAATTAGAAAGCCTGACTGTCCTTCAACCATTCTATTAAGGGGTGCGTTGACAGCTTCAAGGCGCAAGGACACATCATTTGAATGTGCTGGTCTTGCTTTCAAGCCACAGCCACGCAGTATCTGAAAAGGTGTTGATTCATCAGTTTGTGCGCGGAAGTCGCCAGCTGGATCTCCAATTATATTTATCTCACAATCAGCATAACGAGACGCTATTTCAACACGAAGCACCTCACTAAACCTTACAATACCCATATCAAAAGCAACAACTTCTTGCAGTATGAGCCATCTACCTCGAACCTTTTGCCCAAACACAGCAGCTGGTGTAAGTCCAAAGTCAACGCCTACAAATACAGGCATGCCAGAGGCAGTGGGTATTTCCTCTTTTGCAATATGTACATCTGGCGCGAACATAGAATATACAGGCTTGCCATCCTGTATTGCACCTAGCTTGTTCATTACATAAACGTCTATCCAGCTTTTTGTTTTACCTTGTACAATGTTTGGATAGTAATCAGTACGCATGTTGTTTTTGTTCTCAGCTACATCATTAGGCAAATACTCAAGCACATTGCCATCCTGATCTTTGCTTTCAACCATGCCAGAAGGTTGTGTAAAGAATAGCCAGTTGTCTGGCCTTACTAACATCTTAGCTTCTTCTTTTGGAATATGATCTGGTATCGGCACTTCGCCTGACATAATAGGCCACCAATGATCTTCCTCTGGTGCATTGGTATCTGCAATCACGCCTGTCCATGTACAACCGCCATCTTTCATAGAAGGAAAGCGACCAACGCGCATAGTGCATGCATCGATAATAGACTTGGGTATCTCCCTAGCCTCATTGATCCAGATGCCAGTTAACTCAAGGGAGAGAAGTTTCTTCACATCTTCTGGACGGTCGAGGGCTAGGAAGATTACTTCGAGTTCCAGATCACCTTGTTTAATCCAGTGTGTATATGGAACTGACCATAAGAACTTTCCCCATTCAGCTTCGGGGAACCAGTCAAGCCATGTCTTGATGGTGGTTGTTCTTAGCTGTGGATTAGTATTACGGATAATAGCCCAGCGGCTGCGCCGCTTGCCATCTTGTCCTTTTTGTTGTTGTAAGGCTCTGCGGAATATCTCAACGCAACAGCCAACGGATTTACCAGAGCCTACTGGCCCACGTAGGCCACGAAAGAAACTATCATCTTTCATAAATGATTTAAGAACATCACCGTCTGGTTTGTACTTAAACTTGGTCAACCTTTTGATCCCTGCCAAACTTTATCATGCGTTCAATAGTTTCCGGCCCTATAGAAGCTATTAGTTTGTCTGCTTCATAGTCGGTGCAAAACTCTTTAGGATGGTGAACAAGGTGGACTTTCTTCACCACTCTACGCAAAACTTCACGTTCTTCTATCTTCAACGTATGAAGAAAACTCATCTGTACCTCTTGGCTATACGCCTTGCGGCTTTGGGCTGCTTTGAAAACTGTTTGCCTTTGGCAGTATCTTCACGTTTCTTTTTGCTACTAGCAGCATACTGTGCGCTACTCATAGCCTTGATGGCAGCTGAAGGCAGGTATCTTTCGCCTGTAGCCTTTGGGCCTTGCGTTGATGGCTTGCCAGATTTGGTACGCCACTTCTGACCTGTCCATCTCATCAAGGATGTTTGCGATGGCGCACGTGCCATTACGATGTATATCCCCCACCTTTGGCTTTATAGGCTTTAGCAAGCATCTGCGCTTTACGCGCAGACCATTGCCCCGGACTGCCGCCTTTGCCACCAGCCTTTATACGCTGGAACAAACGCTTACGCATGCCGGGCTTTGTATAGTTACCAGCTGCATTGACTGCCATGGTTAGGCCTTACCTGCTTTCGACTTCATAATCTTTTTCTTCAATGCTTCTGGCAAAGTTTTTTGCTTTGCACTTAGCATTGACTTCTTCGGTGGACGACCTTTCTTTGAACCGTAAGTCCCTTTTCCCATAGGCATAGCGATCTCCTTACATTGGGTCTATCAAACTTCTTGTTTTACTTTTGCTGCCTGTACCAGACATTATCATGCCTGTAGGCTGCACCTTTTTCTTTTTCTTTTTTTGAAGATTAGATTGTGTTTTGGTAGACAGTGTTGCTTTTGCAACAGGCGCATCAGGCGCATCAGGCAATGAAGAATACTTAGAAAGTGCAGCAGCTTGCATAAATTTTTTTAGAGCTGTACGCGATTGTGGATCCGAAAGTAATTTACTAAACATTATGCTTTACCTTTCTTAGCCTTGTTTCTTCTGCTAATGGCTCTGGCTTTTGCTTTTGCATCGGCTTTAGAAGATGCACCCCACGCTCTCAAAGATAATAACAAACGTGTTGGTCTGCCTTTGCTATCTTTTTCCGGCCCCTTCATATTACCCATTCTTGCTAGGAAACTAGCTCGTCTTGGGTTGTCGCCTGACTTTACTGGTGCTTTGAGTGTTCCGCCTGTTTGCGCTTTGTAAGATGCGCGACCTCTGGCGTTGAGACCACCGCTGGGGTTCTGTCCGGCTTTCCTTGTCCATGCTGGTGACTTTGCCATTACGCACTCTCTGCATCAACGCTCATAGATAACTGCTTATCTTGCATTGCTCTGCGTGACATAGGTACTTCCATTTGTTTTGCTGGTTTTGGCTTAGGAAGAACAACTTCTCTCTCAGCTGCCTGTGCTTCTGAAACAAACATATTTGTAAATGTTTTCCATAAATAAGCGCGTTTGTTTGTCATCGGCCCTTCAAGCATAAAGGTAGGTGCATCAGGTTCAATGTCATCATCATAGTCTATGTCTACAGTTTGTGGCTCTGAAGGGATTGCAATATTAACAGCAAGGTTAGTGTCCATTGCATCATGCATAATTCTTTCGCCGATGAAACGTGCGCCAAAATATTGCGCTTTACGAGGTTGCTTACGGATAGCATCGAAGTAATCCATAAATGTTTTAAGGTCTGAATACTCTTTCCATTCACCAACTTCAGGGAAATCGTATCTATCCTTAATAACTATTTGACCATTTTCTTTGTACACATCAAATGTACCAAGACTGGTCTTTACCTGCTCTTCAAAAGACTGCACATCAAACCCCGGCCTACGCATTAAATTACCAAGGTTATATTTTTTATTGATGTCATCATAACCAAATGAACCAACAAAGCCTTCTTCCTTGTTAATAAAGTCAGGTACAAGATCATTGACCATGCCGCGCATTAGTTCAATAGCTTCACCAGATATATTATTTTCTGAGATAACTCTATCACTGCCATTAATAAACTCTGGAAGCATAGAGTTTATAACACCTCGAATATAAAACTGATGGTGCAGTTTCATATCTTTGAGCATAGCTTCGAGTGAAATAGGATTAGCCATGTTGAACTCTAAGCATATCTATAAAAAAAATTCAACGCACAATATCAAATAAACAACTGTAACCATATCCATTGTCCATATGCAAATGATCGTGATGCAATGAATCATGCATTGGAGTTAATACAGTATTAAAAAATTTACAGCCAGCTTTATATGCAGATTGCCAATCCTTTGATATTGGCACACCATCAATAGCCGTAACATCTATAGCTTTGCCAAAACTGTGCTGGCTTGGAAACATACTACTGCGTTGCTTGCGGCAAACATACCCACCAACATTATCAACCCTTTTGGCAGAAATATATTTTGCCCACATCCCAACATCTTTTGCTGTTGAACAAGATAATAAAACAGAAGGATAAAAGGTTGTTGTGTCAGTAGCGTATAAACGCACAGCTTCATCGATAGAACAAAGGCCAGAAGGAGATTGCACTTCCTTTACACGCCAACCCATAGACTGCAAATCATCAAAGCAGCTGGCAGATGCAACAAACGGAAACAAAAGTAACAATATAAATATTCGCATGATGCATATATGCTACAGAGTTCTGATGGGAATTGCAAGAGAGAAGGACGGGGTCGAGGGGTGGACGTTGCAGTTTTTGGGGCCACACCGCTATGTCAAGTCAATGCTCACCGTAATGTCGCCAGCGTGCATGTGCATGTGACGCTCGGGTGCCTTGAACCCAGCACGGTCTAGGATATCCTTGCTCGCTTCCAGCTGTACGTACTCACTCTTGGCACCCTGAGCAAGCTGCACTAGCCGTGCAGCGGCAGTCGTAGCGTTGATACCTAAACTCTCAGCCACTCGTTGCATCATATACGCTTGCACATGCTGCAACCGCAAAGCCTTACTGGCTGTCACTCTCCCACTCTCACCGCTTGCATATCCAGCTTCATGCGCGGCTTCTTTGATGCTACATCCTGTTGCTACGAGAGTATCAACCAGCCGCGCTTGTTTGCTGGTCACTGCAAGCTGTTTATTAGCCATCTACACATCCTCACTAATCATTGAACCCCCCCTAGATCCCCCCCTTTTACACTCCTTCGCCACCGCTTGTCAACGCACAAGCGAGAGCAAGCACTCACAAGCACTCACAGGAACGCCTCCTTGTGGTCACACTTCATCTCCGCCCTTTGCTCTCTGGTTGTGCGTCTTGTCACAGCAACCGTTCCTTCGTTTCTACAGCTTGGGCCTCCCCCCTGCGGATAGTCTGCATGCTGCACCCCAGCGTGCAGACGCTGCGCTGTCAAACCGTCCTCCGCACCACTTCTGGCTTTGCCAGAACCGTGAGGAGGTTTGATCTGCCCTCTGTGGCACAGCCCTTGCCTATCTACCGCAGGGGTTATTCCCTGCACTGTAGCTCCAAAGGAGGTTCCTATGAGCAAGATTACTAACCATTTCGCTTCAGGCTTCGATTCAGTGTTCCCACAAGGAGATCGCTCTTCAATATATCTCACAAAGAACATAACTCGTAAGGCTGTTGAGCAAGCAAAGTGGCTCATCCACTCAAAAGAGAAAGACATCGCAGATCTCGAAGAAGATGGTGTCACTATCGCTGGTGCTGACGAGACAGGCACTGATGATACACTTCTCATCTGTCGCAAGTATGGTGCGGTGCGTGGCGCATTGCACTTCGATGACATTGCACTTGACCGTATCGCCGAGCGTATGGACAATCTTACCAATGAGATTACATACCTCAACAGCTTCATCGAACAGATGAAGGCAGCCTTCGAGCAATGCACTGGTGATACATTCACAGAGGCTAACAAGCCGCAGAGTCCAGTATCTTCTAAAAGATCAGCTGAACTCCGCAAAAGATTCAAGGCTGCATAGCAGCCTTGGCCTAGCCCTTCGGGGCTAGGCTACATAACCTTTCGACGTTTCTCCCACTCGGCTCGCAGATATTCTCCCTTCTGCGAGCCTCTTTTTGTGTTTGAATTGTGCACCCCTTCAATAGAGTAATCGTAACAACAGTGAAGATGCGCTGAACGAAATCGAATCATTTTTTATGGAGGCAAACATGGATTTATTTTGGATCGTATTTATTCTATCAACCATTCTTGGCACAGTAGGCTATGGCTTCTTTATCTATGAATTATTTGTAGCCATTAAAGATAACTTGAATAAATAGCTTTACCTTGGTGCAATAATGCACTACATTGTAGATACAAAGGAGGCAATCATGAACGATTTATCTACAACAAACTTCGCCATTCAAACTGAAAACGAATGGTCATTTCCAATCGACACATGCAATCTGTATGCTTCATCAATACATACAGATGACACACCAGTGCCAGAAAGTATGGCACGTGCGATTGTTCGCACCGATACCAATCAAGTGCTTGGTGTGCATGGTTCTAAATACAAAGCAATCAAGCACGATGATGTTGTCAACTCAGTGTTCGAGGCTGTTGCTGCATCAGGCATATCGAATGACTATGACCACAAGGTCAATGTCTTTGATAATGGCGCAAAGATGCGCGGCATCATCAGGTTCAATGACCTGACAATCGAGCCAGCTGTCGGTGACACCATTGTATTCCAACTTACATTCTTCAACTCATACGATGGCTCATGGGCATTTCAGCAGTCAGCTGAAGGGCTGCGATTGATCTGCCTCAATGGTATGGTTAGTCAATACTCTGTCGCAAAGACATGGCAAAAGCACACAGCCAACATCAATGTCAAAGCAAGTGCCGGCAAACTACAAGCTGCGCTTGATGGGTTCTTCCAGAGCAAAGAACAATACCTCAACTGGAAGCGTACCCATGTCAGTGACCAGATGGCAGAGGATTTCTTCAAGCACAAAGTATGCCGCATCAACAACAACACAAGCACATTCAAATGGAATGAGAAGCGGCTTGATGATCTGATGGTATGCTGGCGTAATGATAGTCAAGCATTGGGTCACAACAAATGGGCGTTGTACAATGCCTTGACCTACTGGTCATCACATACAGAGGATAACAAATCACCGGCAAACACACAGCGTTTGCGTGAGGGGATTGTATCCAAAGCTATTGCCAAAGGTAACTGGGAGATTGCGTAATGACTGCACCTAAATTTACTAAACAACAGTTTGATTTTGTTGCCGACTTCTTCGGCCCACTCATGCATCATCCAAGTGATATTGTCGAGGCAGCTGAACACCTTGCCAAGACAAATCCAAACTTCAAGAAAGATTTATTCATGGATCGTGCAACTCAGGCATGGGAGGCTCGTCATCTTGACGAGCAACATGCTGAGATGCAAGACAACGAATCCATGACGAACAGCAAACTGACAAGCACTTACTTCGAGGATGAAATCAAATGGCTAACCAAGTTTGGGCGATAGATATAACAGGCAGCTGTGAACGAAAAATCGAAGTCATTGCACATAACGAAGAGCAAGCCAAGGAGTTGGCTTGCGAAATCTTCCAACAACTTTGGGACGAAACAGATACACATAAAAACTTTCGTCTCTTTGAAATGGATATATGGGAGGCAAGCAATGAAACTAAGGTCTGAAATTCTTGAACTCATACAACTATACAACGCACAGTATGCTGGTGCTTATGCTGGAGATCCTGAAACAACCTACGATAAAATACTACAGCGTTGTAATCACAATTTACAAATGGTCGCAGATCATTTTGAATATGCGGATAACACAGAACCGCATGGAGGTAATGATGAATGACTACCCAAAACTAAAAGAGATACAACTAGCAGTCAGCAAAGTAACTGGCGTTGGTATGCATGAGCTTATATCAAATCGTAAACAGTCTCGCATATACAATGCACGTTACATGTACTACTTGATGGCATCTGAATGCACGCCAAAGAGTTTCGTACAGATAGGCGATGCTATCTACAAAGATCACACCACAGTTATGGTTGGCAAACAAAAAGCCAAGTCAAAACTAGGTGATGTCAACTGGCTTACCCAGCTGAGGCAAGTATGCAACGAATTAGGGTTGCCATTGATTGCATAAATGCAGTATGTTTACTGCATGATTACTTACCTAGACCAACTAATAAAAGCGGCAACAGATAGAAACCTATCTATCATTGCCGCTTTCCGCAAAGCAAATGTGCCTACCAGCACATACTATCGAACACGTGCTGGTAAGGATTTACGATTGTCAACAGCAAGGAAAGTGATGGATGCAATCACATCCAGTGAAAACCGTAAATGATATTTGGACAGATGCCGTAGATAATCTACGAGCTATCCGTAAACAGCGCGGTATTTCACAGGAAGAACTAGCTTTTCTGATGGGTTGTGAACCTTCTTTTATTCACAAGCTAGAAAGACAAAAGCGATTTCCATCACATCACTTATTGGTAACATGGATACATGCCCTCGAAGCGAAGATCGAAATCAAAACAAAATAAAACTGGTTATGCGGCTGAGTGTCATCACTGCAAAACTGTTACTTCTTACTATGTCATTACAGGTGCTAATAATATTTGGTGTCTGGATTGTTTGGGGGATCACGGATGGGAACATCTCAGCGCAATAAAGGCAGCTACCATGAAAGATGGTGGGTCAACTGGTTCAAAGAAAACGGTGCCAAAGCGAATCGCCAACCTCTCTCAGGACAGCTGGGTGGAGACTTTCAAGGTGACATCAAGATCGAAACCAAAGACGGATTTCTGATTGCTGAATCAAAGTATCAAGCAACAGGCCGAGGCTTCGGATTACTCACAACAACACATAAGAATCAGCCATCTGATTTGTATCTTCTGAAACAAAAGACCGGGCCGCATTTCATATGTATCGAAGTGAGTAATCCTTTAGCAGAAAAAATAGTCGGCTGGATTACTGGGAAGTAAAATCCAGCCGACAGTTTTTCTTCTTACAACCAAGTCATAGGAGGCATTATGACTGAATCATACGAACTATACAGAAAAGATTCCCCAAGCACAAGTGTTGAAGCTGCTGAAAGTATTGAACCTAACAGGCTCGAAACTCTTGTGTTAGATGCAATCCGCACATATCACAGCGGATGTATATCAGATGAAGTAATTCGATACATGGCTGTACATCATGGCATTGACCGATACTCTACAGTCACAGCCAGATACGCTGCACTCTATCGCAAAGGGCTGATTGATTACACAGGTGAAAAGCGCAAAGGTGATAGCGGCAGAAACCAACGTGTTATGGTTCCGGCTGAAAAACAAGGCAGACTTCTTTGACAACTCCAGAAGCTAGGCAGCTTTGTTATATCTACAGACAACTGGTTGATGACAAATGGCAAGGCCGCAAAGTCCAATCCTCGTTCAGATGGGACATGCGGCAGGAGACATTGGCACAGCAGCTGCTTGATCTTGGCTACACGCTAGAATCATTCAAGCAAGATGCCAATCAGCTGCTCGATTATCGACTGTCACAAAACAAAGACCCAATCTTTTCCTTGAAGTATTTTGTAACTAGAAAGGAAAAGATGGGTCAACCCATAGATGTGCAAGGCATAGTCAACAAAACCATTGCATCACTACGAATGAAATAACCGTTTGTATTTCTTACAATCGTGTGCAATAATGCAGTTCATAACAGGAGGCAAATATGAACAGACAAGGATTCATTGGTGGATCTGATCTATACAATATCATGCAAGGCAACTGGCATGATCTGTGGCTAGTCAAGACTGGACGCAAACAGCCAGAAGATTTAAGCCACATATTTCGTGTGCAGCTGGGGTCATTCACCGAACAGTTCAACATCGATTGGTTCTGTAAAGATACAGGTCACACCATCGAACAGACACAGGTCGAAGTGCAGCGTGTCATTGGCGGTGTGCCATTCAAAGGCACCATCGATGCTATCGCTCACTCAGAAGAGGGCAAGCAAACTATACTAGAGTGCAAACATACAAGCAGCATGAAGTCACTTAACGACATGCTTGATTCTTACATGCCGCAGATACAGCTGTACATGACACTGTCACATATTGATAAAGCATACCTGTCAGCAATCTTTGGTAATGATATTGGGTACTGTTCTGTAGACTACAGTGAAAGCTGGTTCAAGCCAGTCATCAAACGCTGTCAGAAATTCTGGCAGTGTGTGACTACAGACACAGAACCAAGCCATGACATCGATACATGGAAGATTGATTGGTCATCTGTTGCAATCAATAACCTCAAAGCACGTGATGCTAGCAGTGACAATCATTTTATTGCAATGGCACATGAGTACATTAACACTGTAGATTCAGCCAAGGCTAATGAATCTGCAAAGAAAGAATTACGCTCACTAATCAGGGATGATGAACGCGAAGTGTTCTGTGATCTGCTGGCAGTGCGGCGTGACAAGCGCGGCGCATGCCGCATCGTTGTAAACAAGGAGGCATAACATGACAACGAAGAAAGAAAACAAACCACAAGCCAAGAACATGGCTGAAGCATTGCTTGAGTTCCAGAAGCTGGCAGTATCAGCCAGCAAGGATTCAAAGAACCCACACTTCAAAAGCAGCTATGCTTCGCTTGAAGCTGTCATAAGTGCGGCTAACGAAGCTACACAGTTTGGCATCTGCTTCACACAAGAGATTGACTTTGAGTTCAATGGTGATGCTGGCATGACGTTTGTGCGTACCGTACTAATACATGCACCATCTGGTGAGCAACGTACATCACGCACACCCATCAGATCCAAAGACCCAGCTGACCCACAGAAGATGGGCAGCGGCATTACATATGCCAAGCGGTACGGCTTGCAATCAGCCCTTGGCCTACCATCAGAAGATGATGATGGCAATGAAGCAAGCAAAGCACCAAAGGGTAAAGTACAACACATCAACCCAAACGATGAAGGAACATGGTAATGGACTACGATAATACAAATAGGGGTGCGGCTCACGCACCCTTTGAATCACAAAACCTATTGCTTACTGGCAAGCTAGACAAAGATGGCAACAACAAACAGGTTGCCATCATACAAGACAAAGACCAGCAAGGTCGTGATGTGCTTGTAGTGTTCGAGCGTGTTGGCGTTATGTATGGCAATGAAGATGCGACTGATGATAACAAGCAGCCGCACTACTCTGGGCCAATAGATGACAACCACCGCATTGCAGGATGGCGTTCAACAGACAAGAATGGTAAGAAGTATCTATCCCTCAAGAGGGCAGAGAAACAAGGTGGCACACCACCACCAAATGTTTCACGTGAAACAGTAGATACAAACCCTACACCAATCGTTGATGATATACCGTTTTAGGAGAACAATATGAGCATACCAACATGGCAGCAGCTTATTGAAGATCTACGCATACCAGAAGTAGAAGATAAACTAGATAGACTTGGACGAAAAATTCAAAAGAATAACTACTTCAACATTGGTAAAGGCAAAAAAATATTTTACAAACCAGTATCAATGGCTGAAGTTAATCGCGTAAGAGGCCGTCTCTATAGCCGTTAGTCCTGTCATACGTCAAGGTCTGACCACGATTATCTTCCCAAGTGTGGCTACAGTGTACCCAACCACTGTTGCCACCTGTATAACACTCCAATATCAACTGATCGAAATCTAGATTCTCTTGTATCCACAATGCAAGATCAAAGTTATCCACACCAGCAACCTCGAAGTCGGCGGCCTCACCCTTCGCATGCTGGCTGTGGATATTCGATCCAATAGCAATGCACAACTCCGGGCTGCGGTAGCCTGACGATACAATAAACGAACCAAACTCATTGCGTATCGGCTGCAATATATTCTTAGCCAACATCTTCATGCATTTAATATGCTCATCAGTAGGCTCATTAGGTATAGCTTTACGTTCAGCTGTCTGGCTTTTGACCATCTCAGCTAATGAAAAGTTCTGTGACAGCTTCATTTCTTAATACCTTTCAGACTGCGTAAACCAAACGACGCAGCTATGCTAGCGTAAACGGCATATTGAAACCACTCCGGCGTATCATCCAGAGCCGCAAAGCCTTCCCTAACATAAGGCTGAAGCGGCGGCACAAAACACATACCTATAATAATTATAAACAAAATCGTCCACGCTTCATCCTTCCAGCTGTTATCACTGGCTTGGGCCATTACCTTTTCCCAACCAGCCTCATGCTTCATTAACTCTGCTTCGGCCTCAGCTTTCGCCTGAGCCACCTTACCCTTAGCCTTGGTAGCCTCTACCTTCGATTCCATCCAAGACCCTGCCAGCGAGGCTATAGGGCCGATTAAAGCCTGTATCATCGTGACAACACTCCCCTTGGTAGTGGTTTACAACTCCATCCTACAGGCTTGTATCCCGGCATGTATTTGTGGACACGTTCAGCCAAGACCAAAGCATGTTGACTACAAGATTTCTCACTGTCCTGCCATTTCTGTGCTTCAAGAAACGTGCATTGCTCCCGCTGCACTGCACTGGTACCAATCAAACATGCAATAACTACAGCCTGATACATCATTCTCTTGGTGTCCTTGCTTCTTTGCCAAGATAAATACCATAGACACCAGTCATTACACCCATGATTACAGATACAAATGCTGATTGCTGTGTTGTTGGGTTATCTAAATCCATGAACCATTCAGCACACCGCCATGACATAGCAACAGATGCAATCATAGTTAGCTTTGCTGTAAGATTAAACTGTATGTATCTCTTCCACCAATCAGTCATGCTATACCCACTGCTCTAGCTACAGACACCATCAAGAAAGCGAACAAAGCAATTGTCACTGCGACAATACCGGCGATGAGTAGCGTTGTTTTAATCGTTTCTTCAAACTCTTTAGCCTTACGAACCGCTTCACGGCGAGCTTGCGCTTGCGCCTCTTTTTGTTCTTTGAGTTTCTTATTATGAAGGTCAACGATCTCTTGCCATGTATCCGGGCCGAACCGCATGTTAATCATGGTTCTTATGTCATTCATTTGTTCTTGTAGTTTTTTAGCCTCAAGAACCGCATCCATACTGCTTTTAAAGCTAATGTCACCAACACTAGCTTGCTTGTTACGCTCTTCATTAATCTTCTTTTGACAGTCAAAGAGCGTACTGACTTGTTGTGAAATATCAGCAACAGATTGAACATCGTTAATCCTTGCCTTGATAAAAGCTATTGCATTACTGGCTGCTGCCACCGCTGCAACGGCTGTTGTAATAGGCTCCATGTCAGCCTCTCAAAATTACACCCAGCAACAAAACAATCATCGTGCCAGCAGAGCCAATCATAATATGTTCGATGCGTTTGATACGCAGTATAGTTTCTGTCCAACGCTCATCAGATACAGCCACATGCTTTTCTAATTCAACATGAATAGACTGTAGCGTAGGCTTTGCCATTACGCTAAGTCTCCGTGAAATGAAACACAGTTATGATTTGAATCTACATCTGAACCAGAATCATTCCTTGAAACAGCACGTTGTGTAGTTGTTGTTCTGTAAAGATTATATGCATTATCTCTGGTGCCTTTATCTTGTAATGCATTTGAACGAGATGAAGTACCGCACATACAAAACGCTGTATTACCAAAAGCACTAACCGTTGTTAGCGTGAAATCACCAGCCGCATTATCTGTTAAGGATGCGGTGTTTAGGCTGTCATTTATGGTATTGCTGGAATACATTTGAGATTGTGACCACGCCTTCGCCAGTCCCTCAACAGCATTAGGGCCGCTAGAGATACCGCCGCCAAACTCAGCTAGTTCTGCTGCTTTACTCATGCTAAGTCTCCGTTTACTGTACCCGAACTGCTAGTGTCATATAACACTCTAGAGTTACTTGAAGTATAATACGCCTCAATACCAAACCCGCCTGTTGTACGACTACCAGTAGTAATATCAGAACTAATAACCCCTGCTGATGTGTTGTCCTCATTACCTAGTGATATAGCGGCGTTCACAGTTGAAAATGAATTTGTATAATTTAGACCCCTGTCACCCACACCATCGTCATCTAAAGAGGAAATATTAAAACTATCGTCAAGGACAGTTCCTACAGAATTAATATCAAACCAAGCCTTCGCACTACCATTCGCCACAAAGCTAGTGGCAATGCTGTTGTTTCCGCTGGCATCCTTCAGGGTGTTTACTCTAAGTTCGCTTGCCATTATGCGAGGTCTCCGTGTACTAAGTGCATAATATAGTCTCTATCAAATGCGCCAGATATCCAAGAAAGTGTTCTTAATGACGATGTGGAAAACCCTTGAAAACTCTGAGAATTATCCTGTGCAGCTACAGTGCCTGAACCAGCCATAGCAGATGAAACTGCATTTACATTTTCAAGAGAATTAGTAAAGTTTGAACTATAATCACCTGTAGCATTGTCAGTTATTGAACTGGTGTTTAGCGAATCCCTTGCTGATACAGTGCCTGTACCGTCAATGTTTGACCAAGCCTTTGCCAATCCCTGCTGAAGTGACTGCGTTGCTGCCCCACCCTCAGATGTAACAGTAATGTCACCCGCCGCTGTGATACCTTGCAGTTCATCTACTTTAAGAATACTAGCCATTATGCAAGGTCTCCGAATATTACAGCATCTAAGGTGGAAACATCTGCCCACGCACTTCCACTGTTACTGCTGTTTACAGGAAATGTTGTTGTTGTTCTGCTGGTATCGTAAGAGCCAACGTGCGCTGGATAGCTTGCGTCACTAATACCGTGCAAAACAACAGTGTAATCACTAGAACTCATAGCTGACGATACTGTTAAAACGTATAACCCTGCACCAGTATCAGACAAACTAGACATTCCAAAACTTTCATTTATTTGTGCAGTGCTATCACCCGCAAACTGTGCAAACGCCTTCGCCGCACTCTGCTTAGTCAACCCAACTGGCCCAGTACCCGCCTTATCAGCAATAGTATCTACATTCAATACACTGGTCATACGATACTCCAATACCCATTAACAGTGACAGTGGCATTGTCCTGTGTGATAGGCCCAGCCGATACACCATTCTCATCGCTGTCAATCGTGATGTCTGCGCTGATGGTTTGCCCATTCAAACGGATGATGCTGTCATTACCCTTGAAAGGATAGCGTGTGTCGCTTTCACTCTTGGTGTAGCTGTTCGCAATGCTAAAGGCATCGTACACTACAATCTCAACTACGTCATTCAAGGATGCCCCAGTAACCAAGACAACGCTTGTGCCGCTAGTGCTAGTGTAGTCTGTCACAGGCTTTAGCAATACACCGTTTTGATACACATCAACGTACAGGCCATCTGTATAGGTCAGCGTCTTGCTGTCTGCATCACTGCCTGTGAAGCTAGTCTGACCAGCAGTGGCTTGGTACAGGTATCGGTTACGAACACCGACGGATGGGGATTTACCTATGTATGCCATGTGTTACCCCGCAATCTCTGTTACACAGATAAATGATGTGCCACGTTCTTGTGCATAAGTGTCAAGATTATTAACTACTCTGTTTATGTATAACGTATCGGCAAGTTCTGCATTAATACCTAACTTATATGTTATCTGTGATGTAGAACTTGGACTGTCAAAGAATGATAGATAAGCAGTTTCTGGCGTGCTTCCTGCATTGTCTCTATCGTATGTCCTTGTTGCTGGTGCAACGCCAAAGTTTCTGATTCCAGCTGCGCTTGTATGACCTAACTTTGTTGTGTCTCTGTAAAAGAAAAACAAATGATTGTAGACATTAGGGTCATCATCACCAAACTCACCCATCCACATTGCTTCACATTTTATGATACTTGATGTTGATGTGGGAGTAATGTTGACAGTAAAACCAGTTACGACAGTATCTGTCGCCGCAGGTAGTGACACAGTGCTATCAGTTGTAAGCTGTGTACGTTGCACCTGTATAACCCCACCAGACGGTATGCCAGATGCCGCTACACCACCATTTGTTATCTTAGAAAGTGCCATTCACTTCTCCACAAAAGGGATGACCCCTACGCTTATGCGTAAGGGCTATCACCAAGCAAGTCTGCATCCCAAGCTGCCTTGAGTGCTGCAATGTTTGCTGCATTTGTAATTGCTGATGCGGCAGGTGCGTCACGAAGGTTAGTCTTCTTAGTTACTGAAGCAGCTTTTGCGTCTGCGTCATCAGCTTCCATTGCCTTCATGTACACAACATCTTCAGCGTCAAGCAGTGGGCCACGAACCTCACGAACCTTATCACGGAAGATGTCTTTTGCAGTGTCTAAGTCCTCTGAAATAACAGAGCCTGACAATGACCATGCACCACGAAAGGCACGGTCAGAAGGAACGGTAGCCGTAGAAGCATCAATCTGATTCCCGTCCTTATCTACGATGTATGTTGTTGCAGTCATTGTTTTCTCCTTATGCTGCTATATCAGTGGCATTAATATCTTCAGCTATCTTCCAAGCGTTGCGCCACTCACGAGTGCTTGGTAGCTGTTCTTTGCGGCAGATAACCATCTTTGGTTTGTTGCCTTCATTCCATGTTTTCCAGACGTGCTGTGGCACATCCTTCTGAATTAGGTATTCGATTGCTTCTTCTTCTGTCATTGCTGGCATTGGTTCTGTCTGGTGCAACAGATAGCCACGAGTATGCTTCTTGAAGTCAGGCTGCGCTTCGTCCTTTGCCAGTTCCCAGTAGACCCACACAGGTGGCAGGATACCACCCTGCAATGCACACGCCAGCCAGTTAGGGTCAGGCACAAGTATCTTGGCACACTCATCTACGCTGTCTTCGTACACTACACGATAGTCTGACTGCACACCGTCTATGTTTTCTTTTGCCCAGCACAGACGGTCAAACAGGTGTGTGCCTTGAAACTCTGGTGTTTGCATTATGCTAAGTCTCCGTGGATTGAACAGAATGTATCTGCATCCCTTGCGGTGTAAACATCATCTCTTTTGAAAGATGTAATCTTAAAATCAGAAGAAACTATTGTAACATTTTTTACACCAGTAAGTTCCGCAGCAATAGCCCCTGTGATTTGGCAATATTCTGTATTAGCCATACTACTGGACAGATTGAACTGATAGTCTCCTGTGCCGTTATCTACCCCTGTGCTGACGTTTAAGCTGTCTGCTACCACTGCGGCGGTATTTGCCTTAACCCAAGCCTTCGCACTACCCTCAACAACATAGTTCGTGGCGATTGACCCTGCGGTGCTGTGTTCCAGCGTATCTGCTACAATTTTACCTGCCATTATGCGAGGTCTCCGTGTGCTGACGTTGCAAATGAAGCATCGGTTGATGCAAAAGAGTTGTTATAAATATAAACATTTGCTTCACCAGTAGATAACGTATTCGGCTCTGTGTTAAAATTTCCATAAAATCCATCTGAGCCAACGTGACTGTAGCTAGTATTATTAAACGAGTTTGTCCAATTTAAATCATAGTTTCCAGTGGCACTATCAGTAATACTGCTTACATTTAAGCTGTCATTAATTACTTGAGAACTACTTACGTTTGACCAACACTTCGCCAGCCCCTGTTGCAGAGACTGCGTAGCAGTAGCACCAACAGTCACGGTGATGTCGTTGGCGGTGGTCTTGCCAGTGAGGGTATCTACTTTTATCTCACTCATGCTAGGTCTCCGAATATTACTGCGTAATGACCATTAGTGTCTGTAGC